CCATCTACACCTGCTTGAAGACCATTCTCTCCGAAGTTGTAGGCTTGCATATCTCCTGTGTTACCAGTATCAACACCACCGCTTAAAGTCATGTCAGTATTACCTGCCACACCCTCGATGTCTTGAACTAATACAACATCCCTACTAGAAGCTAAAGCTGTCCCCCCTGAAGAATAGTCAGGGTGCGTTGTAGGTAATTCACCTACAGTTAGTTGTATGTCATAAGCACACCTCAAAGCTGTTATTTTAAGTTCACTAGCTGACGCGCTATTGACTGCATCCTTAAACTCCTGCGCCCTTAAGCCTGTACCACTCGCTGTAGGAATCCTTATATACGTTCCTCCAGAAAAAGACTCACCTGTTGAGCGTCCAGTACTCCAATAGAATCTATGTGTATAACCATTAGCGTCTGTAATGGATATCTCATCGGCAGAATCAGGGCTATAGAGCCTTACATGGCCATGAGCCTTAACACCTTGAGTTGAGAAATCCTCATTTGTAACAGCCTGATCGTAATGGACAGTAGCTGCCTGGTTATTAACCAAGTCCCAAACTTCTAACTCACCATCCTCTGTAAAGGTAGGTTTAACTGCTACTAGATACTTCTCACCTGTATCACGATTGATAACATGAGATGACGTATCTAATGTCTTAAGTCCTGTAATTACTGAAAAATCATCCGTCATAAATTCAGTCGGATGACGCTTCATTAATCCCTCTACTGGTGACGGATATGCGTTAGTCTGGTCAGCGCAGTTCGTCGGATTTCTAAGAGCATCAGCCTGTTGCGATACTCCGTTAAGAAGATTAGGAACAGAGGAATTAAGTATACCCATTAGCGTACTGAGTTACCGCGATTCACAATGCGGAAGGTATCGTAGTTATCAAAGATTGTGTGATCGGCTGAATCGCCCTCCCACTCTTTTAAGTCTGCTAAGGAACGGAACTCATCTTGCATATTGAAAGCATGGTGGGCTTGTGAACCTACCATACGATCTTGGAAGATACGAGCAGCGCGTATAGTTATATAACGCTGTGCAGGTTGTGGAAGACCGATGAAATCTAAGTAATAAACAATTGTTGCTTTTACTGTATTATCAAATTCATAAGTCTTATCTTTTTTATCGTAAAGTCTCCACTCACCGCTTGTGTACTTCATAATAACATCTAGACCTCCCTCATTTAAGCTTTCTAAATCTATACGAGCAATGTTGGTGGCCAAGACAATGTGCTTATCTCCTGCAGGAGTTAACTCTACATCATACTCAGTATTGAAGTTCCAACCTTGGGACTCAACTTCCTTAGTAACTTCGTCCAGGATCTGAACAGCCATCACTACATCCGCAGAAGAGTTTGCAGTAATGATATCCGTGGTAGTAGGTGTCTCTCCTATGGCAGACAACATAGTGTTAACTGCCTCTACTTGAGTAGTTCTTCCTGGAACAGCCATGTTAGTAATTTACAATGATAGTTACATCTTTGTCATCTGCACCTGTTACCTTTACAGATAACATAGGAGGCATACAATTACCTCCGATAAAACCTGCGCCTTCTGAACTAGGGGCTACTACATCAAATCCAAAACCTGCTCTTTCTTGAGTCCCATCAGATGCAAAAGTTGCTGACATTTTCATGTAGCCTCCGTCATCTGCTGTGTCAAAATTGTTTGTTGGAGTAGCTGAGTTAGCTTCTAGTTCGGCTAAAAGAGAAGGGATGTAAAGCTCTGCTGCTGTGTTACTTTCTACATGAATCCAAACAGCCTTTGCTCCGTGAAGTTCAATAGGTTTTGTGAATGAGTTTTGAGTAGCTTCAGCTAATTTGTAAACCATTGTCTTAGGTTTACGTCCATCTGCTGTTACTTGATACCTTTCATGTACCAATGTTAATGCTTCGGTTGCTGCCATAATATTATATTTATTTAGGGGTAAATGGGGAGCATCAAAAGACACCCCCCAAGAATTACTTAACTACATATTATGCAGCTAGAGTTAGAATGACTGAACTTTCAGGACGTAGGATTCCATGACCCATAGCGTACTTAGCAACCATCAAAGTTGACTGCCGCTCAATTAAGTATTCTTGTTCGACCGATAGATCGAGCAATTTAACAGTACCCACAGCGGACTTGTGGAACACAATACCTAACACATCATCTTCAGGCTCACCTGAGTAATCATTCAATGAACTCATACCTGATGGGCTATCGTAGTGAGTGTCATCGTGCTTAACATTGTTGGACTTGTAAATTTCAAATCCTGCAATCATAGGCACTCTGCCTGAACCAAATCCTGTACCACCGATATCTGAATTAGCTACTGAAGCGGCAAGCGAGTAAGTGCTGTTACCACCAGACAGTAAGTTGTAATAAAGAGTTGGAGTAAGAACTACATAACGGTCTTGTGCAGGGACATCATTACCATCTAGTGTAGCCGCTGCCTGAAACAGGGAAGCAACTAAAGTAGCTGAAGTGATTTCTGCGTGTTGTCCGTCAGTACCAATTTGGATCTGACCACCGCCGTTAGAGTAAGGTGCAGAAAGACCTGAAATCTCTGCTGCACTAATTAAAGTACGAAGCAAGTGCTTGTCAGTTTGACGCGCTAACGCTGCACCCATTTGACGAGTGTACTCACTACGGTAATCGTAATGAGACTTTGCTTCATCAATAGTTGGGATTAACTGAGGAACAACTAGCATATCATCAATGCCGATGGTTTTTTCACCATGCTTGATAGCCGCATAATTGTACTCTGTCTTATTAGATGCACCATCATTTTGACCTGCATCATCAATTACTGATGTACCTGCTGTGTGGTAATCAGCCATGGTTGTGCCGATCACAGGGAACTGTGCTGACTTGCCTTGACTGATAGTTCTAACTGTATGTAAAGGCATCATCACGTTGAACTCGTCGAACGCTGCTAATACTTCACCTGAAAATTGTTTGAGGAACAACGCATCAGCAGCACCTGCTCCTGAAACTTGACCTGCACGACCCATAATATCGCCGTATGCCATAAATAACCTCCTGGGTTATTAGAGAAAAAAAAATTGTTAAAGAATAGAATATCACTTGGGTCGTAAAGTTATCCTCCTCGGAGGGCTGAACACTTACGCTCAATTCTAGGTTTCTAACATTAGAATATGTTAGAGACCGCAAGCTTTTGTTCTACTTGCTTGCGGAAAGCAGGGTCAGTTCTATACAAAGGGTTCTGCATATCACGCTTCATTTGATCTAATGAATCGTAAGCATTTGTAGCATTACCACTTGTATTACCTTTCACCAATTTTGGTGCATTTCCTACTATTTGAGAATGACGAGCCTTCAATCCTCGGACTGCGCTCATCACCTTGACTTGGTCACCTGACTGTACGGCTTCATCGTAAACCGCAACTTCTTCAGGTGATAGATTTTGAGATGCCCATTGCATCATATCTCCATAAGCTTTTTCACCACCTACTTCACCGTAAATGGTTTGAACTTCAGCATCCTGGATAGCCATTTGACCTTGTATATAAGAATCAACGACATCTCTGCTGATGCCCATATTAGATAAACCTTGATAATCTTCTTCAGATAGTTCACCGTTTTGAGCGTAGTTATTAGAAAACTCTTGTAACTGTTCAGCAGTCGCAAGTTCTGAAACTTCTTGAGCGTCAGTCGATCCTAGCTTAGATTCTAATTCATTGTAAGCTTTTGCTAGATCTTCTGCAGATTCAAACTTTTCAGGAAGCCACTCAGCACGATTGCTTTGAGTTTCTGTAGCTTCTACAGTTTCTGTAGTTTCTGTATTTCCTTCAGTAACCTGGTTAGGGTCTACTGACGGTGTTTCCTCTACTGGAATAGATAGTCTTTCTGTTGCTCCCATAAATTATGCACCCTCCTGTGCGTCTATTTTGGCTTGAGTATTATTTACAGAGGTAGCAGACTTCATCGCTTCTGGGCCTAACTGCTGCATCATCTGCATCTGTTGAGCCTGTTGCATTTCCGCCTGAATCTCCTCTTGTGAGCGTATCAAACCTTCTGTCTCGATTCCGAGTGAAGAGGCACGACGCTCTAAGTATTCACTAACATTCACATATTGTGCTACGACTTGTGGGCCTAGTACTTGACCAATACCTGCGACAAAGCTGTCGAGTTTGTTCAAATCTTGACCACGACCTAAAGCATCTATGCCAGTAACCACTACAGGAGTAACTAGACCCTTTGGAAGTTTTGGTAAACGGTTAGCCTTCTCCATTCTGCTCATCAGAATAGATACTAAAGGTAATTGGAACTCCTGAGACAGTACGGAGTAAACTCCCCCTAACTGACGCTCAAGGCTCTGGGTAACTAAGCGGACTTCCTCGGCAGTAACACGTTCTGCTTTACGGATAGATGACTCAGTTAACATGAACGCATAGTTCAAACGTTCTATTATTTGGTTGATAGTCTCCAAGGCTACACGGAAGTCTGCGTGTTTCTGAACCTGGAGGGTGGTTACATCATTAGCGTTTCCCTCAACGATAGCACCGTTAGTGGATTGGGCTAGTGTGCGCTTACGAGTTGTGCCGTTTGGCGCAACCATAAACAAAACCTTCGCACTTGCTGCAGCACCTTGGACGATAGCTTTTGACAGCCCCTCAAGAGACTCAAGATCGCCTTGATACTGCTCAACAAATCCTCGTGCATAGTCCTCGCCGTCTACTTTATTAAGACCTAGTGCCAGGTAGGGTAACTTATCTTTAGTATAAGTTCCATAAGAGTCTTCCAGACGAACACCCTTTATCTCTTGAAATACTTCATAAGTAGTATCATTAATGGAGGAAATGCAAGTATATAGATCTATAGGTTTTTCGTCTGAAAGCTTTCCATCTAAAGCTTCTAAAATATCATCCGACAGATGGGACGGCGATACAGACTCCTTTGTTATTATTTTATCTATGTTACCCATAGGGTCACGCTTCACAACGTAACGGTTAAGGTGGAAGACGCGCATACCGCCCTCTTCAGGAACGTGGATGAGGACATTACCTCCCACGATCAGATGCTTCAATGCCTCAAACAATCCAACACGGAAGTTATTGGATTCTACCTCTCGCATCACCTCTCGCTCCATATCAGCTAGAGCAGAGTCTATCTCTGACTCAACCTGATCCATGCCTTGCACTTCACGCTTCGCCTTACTATCGAGCAATAGACGGAAGAACGGAGCATTCGCAGGTAGTAGCGTCATTAACAATGCACTACTCAATGAATTCACACCTCGTGCGCCTACAGATTGGTAGGGAGTAGGAAAGCGTGTACTATCACTTACCCCATCTTCAGGAATAAGAGTAGGTAGCGTAAGACGCGATGCATCTCTAGCCCTCTCAAGTACTGGCTGTCGTTCAGTCTCGCACTTCAGATAGTAGCTTTCTGCTGATGTTGGCATTAGTATCCTGGGATATTTAGACTTTGTGCCAAAGGTATAGTCAACGCGCTACGTCCTCTACGACGGCGTTTTCCACTAGCATCTTGTCCTGCAGCCGCTGTGTTAGAAGCTGTGTCCGCACCTGGAGTTGGTGGCGGTGGTGGAGGTGGGGGTGTCTCACCCTTAGGTGGCATTTTAGGAGTAGAGAAACACATTAAAAAATAAAGATTCCTAGCACGACTCCGATAATAAACCAGAAAATTGCTTTAACGTTAGCGGATAAGAAAGATGTAATATAAGATTTAAACATATTTATTTCAGAATAGACTCTGATTGACGGCGTAGTACCTCTGCGAGAAAGGTGACTACAGAACTTGCACCTGCTTTATACCAAACCTCGCGCTCGGTATCTAGTAAGTTTGGAGAAATATTTGGGAATAGTTTCTCTAAAGCCTCAACCAACTTAGGGTCGATGCGTGGTAATGTATCGGCAGATATTTGTTCCATGTTATAACCTTATTATATTTTCAGAGATTAAGCCTTTCTTGTCAAAGAAGCAAAGACGTTGGACTGGTGCGCCACCTTGTGCGAGGCACTCTTTGGCAAACTCATTATCTGACTCAGGACTACCACTTAGGAAGAAGTATAAGTCATTGTTTAGAACACCAGAAGCGTGGGTATGGAAGTGGCCTAAAGATAAATACTTCCAATCAGGTATATTCATCTTCCAACCTTGGGCTTTCTTAAATATACCTGCTAATGGTATGGGAGAGCCTCCTCCTATCTGATCGCCGTGTACGCAGAAGATCCCATGACCTGCAACCTTCTGTATGACATACCAATGAGTAGATATATCCCACTCTATATTCTTAAGACCTGAGACATCACAAAGAAGTTTAGCTGTCTCGTAACTTACGATATCCCAGTTAGACCTGCGCGAATGACCTGTGTGCTTCATGCCTGACCTTCCATGATTTCCATGAACGGCAGCTACTTTAATCTTAGGCACAAGTGGGGATAGTTC